GCCGAGCTGTGTTGCGCCCCACCAAGCCACAGCACTTGCAGTGTTGTAGCCAGGACCGGTAACGGAAGTATTTTGATACTTCGTACCGGCATATGGATCTCGATACACACCCAACAATTGATTAGATGTAGTATCACCGACCCGGTGGTACTTCCACCTGATTCCTCCCTTCTTTCCAGCAAAGCAAGGGGTGAACCAATTAACAAAGGTTTGGTTAACATAGTTATATTTCGCCGTGGATGACGTTGTATGAACTGCGTCAACCTGATAACCTTTGTATAGTGGAAAATTGGGACGTTTATACTCCAAATAAACGTCACCTGCAGATGATTGGGACATTACCTCCACTTGACTGTACCTTTTCAAGAGGGTCCGAATACTTTTGATCTCCTCACCAAAGTAAACGTGTTTGTTCCAATCACTAATTGACAACGGTTGCGACAAAGTCGCCTCCGTCGTCGACGAAACCGGAGCATTAGGTTCAGCAGTATCTTCAGCATCAGCCATACCGCTGCCTGATTGCGGTACAAGACCACTTTCAGGTGCAAGCCCAATTACGTATTGATTAATGGTGGCATCAGGTGCAGCCACTTCAAAATCGTCACATGCCTTGACGAATACATTAACCTGACAATCATTGTCGACTGTAGAATTCGGTGTCGTCAATTCGTTCAGAATACGTACGGAAATAGTTCCGTTATATACGTCCGGATTGATCGTAGGAAGTTTGGATGCAGCATAAGGTGTAGCTGCAGTGCCTGGAGTAGTGGCACGGCACCAACCATGTTGGTTACCCCATCCTACCTTGATCGTAAAATCTTTTGCATCAGCAATATCAACAATATGGGTATACTGTGTATTGTATTCGTACGTTGCTGCATAGTAGGGATCATAAGAGATTGCCAAACGTCCTTTGTGGAAATTGGACGCTACTACTTGGAAACGATATTCAATGCTCCCACGCCAATATTGAAAAGGCATGGTCACATAGGCCATTGGCGTCATATGGTACTCAACTGACGCATTAAGCGAATACAACATTGGTGTAACATGACAGTTCCACAACAATGTCTCAGAAGCCTGGGCTGTGCCCCATGTAAAGAGAGTTAGAAAGCTCTCTCTCATTGCAAAAGATGTAATGTCCAACTCATCTTGCCCTCCAATGCCTGAAATACGAGGGTCAATAGATAGCTCTTGCTTGCAATCAAGTGCTAACTTGGTGGACTGGTCAGTTATGTTACTGTTGGCAAGATTACCTACAGTAGAAATTTTCATCGGAGCAGGATCAGAAATCATAACCGGCCTGGAATAACCGTACAATCGTGCAATTTCAGCCACGGCGCTGGCTGCTAATTCTGTTGCCTTAGCAAAAGGTCCTATCATAGGCGCAGAAGTTAACATACCAGCGACGCGTGAAACAATGCCTGCTGGTCGTGAAATAGGTCCAGTTCCATACTCATCGCTCCCACCAGATTGAGGAGCAAGTGCACCAGGTTCAGATGTCGTCGGGACAGACAAGACAACATCCTCAGCCCATGCAAAAACTGAAATTGTACACGATTCAGAGGCACCATTTGCGTGCTTCAATGAATTAATTGAACGGAGATTCATGGTTCCCATATTTTGATACTCTTCCAAAGGAATGTTGAGATTATCACGATACCACAAAAATGGTAAATGCAATTCCCCGCCTGCAGAGTAGCACGGATCAATATAAATGTGTGGACGTTGGGACGCCTCCACAACATCAAGCACAAACGGCGACCGATTAACAGTCACCTGATCCTGGGACGGCAGTGGTTGGTACGAAGCGATTGCTCGACCATAGAAAAAACCGTTACCGTTGATCATAATCTTCACCTTGAGTGTAGCACGCATTAAATTAAAGTTCACAATGCGATTAATAACTCGTAGATTCTGAAAGTACAAAGACCAAGGATTAAAGTTTTGGAACAAAGTTGTTCCAGTTCCCCACTGATATGATGCGATCTTAATCGGACGGGAAAAGAAATTCCCAAGATCAGCATCTGTTGAGTCTGTATTCATACGAGTTGGGTCAATT